ATAAGCATCAGTATTAAATAATTTATTATTTGTTAAAGTTATATCAGCCATAATATTATTCTCTACTTCTACTGGTTATTATCTTTATTACCGTCTTTATTATTAGTATCATTAATCTTAAGATTAGATTTAATAGCTTGTTTATCAACTACATAAACTAAGCCCATGCCCTCTTGATCTTTAAATAGGTGACTATAATCAGTATCATCAGATTTATCAAAGTACTGTTTTATGAAACTATTATTAAATTTCTCAATAGCTTTTTCTTTATACTTTCTATAAATATATGCATTTACTTTTACAGTGACAATACCACGATACATCGCATTACCTGAATCAAAATTTTCAAGATCAGAAGCGTCTTCTACTTCTTCAACAATTAAATGGCATGCTTGTTCTTTTACTAATTTATCTTGAGTACCGTCTGATTTTATATTAAAAAATCCAATATATGGTACTCTAAATAAATTTTCCTGCAACTCAATCATTAATGTATCAAAGTTATCTCTTTCAAAAGAAATAACATCTATATAATATGTTAGCTCAAATGTAGAATTTACAACTGATACAACATCATAATGACCGCCAGATGTTATTTTTGTAGCTAGCTCAGGATCAAAATGCTTTAATTGTTGGAAATATGGCGTTTGTCCAGTTACATATGTTTGTCCGGCATTTGCCCTGGACCAAGAATTATACTCTTTAGAAAATAAAGGACAATTTGTTCTGCGTACAGTAATAATTGGAAAATCTACTTCACAGCCGTTTAGTAACTTCTGATCGCGAATTTCTTTAATAGGTATAATAGGCCTGTTTGTCCAGTGAGTATTTTCATAAAACGTTTTTATGCGATCTACTAATGCAAGATCATAATCGCGACAGTCTAACATAACAATCCTCAATTAAATTGTTTATTCTAGTTCTTCACGAGCTGTATTCATATAATTAGTTTTCATCTGTGATTCTTTTCGTGGCCTGTTATCTTCTTCTTTATATGTAATTAACTTTAAAGCATAACTCATATGAAGTAGATACTGTGAATTAACTTCACGTATTTGATACACATCACCATTAGCTAGCTTTATTATACTAAATTCGTGAAGGTTATATTTTTTATTACAGTATGTTAGCGGAGCTAATGCAATAATAGCTTCACGATCTGCATCTATAGTAGACCATCTTAAATTTGCTAATAGCCTTGTGTCTACATATTCTTGTAAAAGAATCTTATATGGTATGCCTTTATCGAGAATACGATCATCGTTGTACATATTTGTGCTATGAACATCATATAAAGTACAACTTATACCAAAAAGTTTAAAGGCCTCATCTATATGTCTTAAAACAAGAGCTTTTTCTTTATCTGAGAATAATAAACTAGTCATTTATGTTATCACCTAAATTGTATTCAATTATCAATGATTGCAAATTAGACTGAAACTGATTCCACTTCATAGATCCACCTTTAGTCTTATATTCGCTATATAATGTGCTTCTCTTACTTTGGTTTGTTTTGGCTATAGAAGACATTTTTATAGACTGGGTGTGTCTTTTATCGTCTGTCCAAGCTGCTTTGCATGATTCACTTATTTTTTTCTTACTTTCATCAGTGTGATGTCTTCCATAAAATGGATGATTTTCTCCTGAAAAATCAGCATGGTGCTCACTTAAATGCTTTTTGTGTTCTTCTGAAAGTAATCTACCTGTAAGCTTTTCACTAAGAGAGCTTCTTCTCTGCTCGTTATTCTCATAGTTTAGTTTATTTGAATTGCTTATCTTATGTCTAGTTTCATTGGAAACAATATGTCCCATACGAGATACACTCATTTTGTGTTTAGTATCATCTGAATGTTTTCGACCTAGACTGGCTAATCGCATCTTCTCTATAGTTTCACTTGAAGCTTTACTACCACTTCTATAGCGACTAATAAACTTCCTACGCTCATCAGTCATTGATCGCTTATTAGATTCTGATATTTTCTTACGAGTATCTTCACTACGGGGCTTGCCATAATTATGATTCTTAACACCAAGATGTGCATTACTTAATTTTTTCTTAGTTTCATCAGTGTGATGTCTTCCATAAAATGGATGATTTTCTCCTGATAATGACTTACTTCGTTTCTTTCTAGTTTCTTCAGAGCATTTATGAATTTCTGTGTGTTCTTCTTTTGTGACAAAGATTACATATTTACCATATTCAAAGTTCTCACAACCATCTTCATCAATCTCAAAACCCCAAAGTTCATAATGTTCATCATTATACTTTTGTTGTTCTTCTGTATCTCGAAGATGGTGAATTACTTTAGCATTTGGGTCTGAATTATACTTTAAAGACTTCTGAATTTCTCTTGTTTTATTATAATAGTAAAATTTGCCATCAAATCTAATAGATTGCTTCCATTCATTCATATTCATAAAACAATTTCCACTAATTATAAAATATCTCTGAAATAAAAGAATCATATAAATGCTTTTCTTTATCACTATATAATAAACTTGTCATATATATTATCTCACATATGTGGATTTCTTTTCTCGTGATAATTTACTTTGCTGTATTTGATTATCTTTTCTCTTATATATAAGGTAAATTTTTCGTATAAGATTATTCGCAAATTTCAATTCATCATACCAAAATCTCTGATTTAAATCATACACAGCATGATTAATTAGTGCTCTATTACTAAAGTAAATTACTCTTCCGTTTAATGATAATGAATCAACAATATCTTCTGGTGTAAAATAATTTCTGCTATTATCTAAAAAATATTTTCTATCTTCATCTTTTATTTTAGCACAGTGTCTCTTTAATTGTGATTTAACATAATTTAAAAAATATTCATTAAATTTGAAATCGTCATATGGAGATAGAATTGACTTCATAAATTTTAATTTCTCACTTATAAATAGCTATAATGCAAATAAAGGATGCCCTATAATCATTTGATATAGAAGCATCCTTTTAACTTTAAGGAAATTATTTCAAATAATGTATTAATAACGAAGACGTTGGCAAGCTTTACGACGACGAGACTCTGTAAAACGACGTTCTAACGCGGCTAAACGGTCTTCAACTGAACGTTCATAAGATTCTTCTGCGGCCTCTTCGTCTTCTTTAGCGGGTTCTTCCTCTTCAGCGGGTTCTCCCTCTTCGGGAACTGCATCTTCTTCGGCGGATTCATCTTCGACGTGTGCTTCTTCGTCAGATTCCGCATCTGCATCTTCATCATCTACAATAGCAAGTGCTTTTTCAAATCTTGAAATAATATCTTCAAGACGTGCAAGAAGTAAATCAGACTGAGAGACATCATTTTCAGAATCTACTTCATCAGCTTCGTTTGTAATAAAAGATTCATTTTTAACTTCAGCTTTAACTTCTGCAGCTTGTGAATTCTCACGAAGCTTACGCATAATTGATTTAATTTCAGTTGTTCTTAGCATAATTCCATCCTATATAATTATATAGTTATCTAGTAGCATAAAATAAACCGAGTTGTGTACCAAGCTTTTCTTCAAGGGCGGCTTTTTCTGTAATACCCTCTTGTTTTAATTCAGATCCATTTGTTTCGATTGGTGAGCCTGTAATTTTAACTTTTGAACGTATTTCACCCTCTATACATTTTACTAATGCAACTGTATAATCAATAACCCAATTAACAAAGTCTTCTGTCATTGTAGCTACTGATCTATCAGTAATAGCTTCTATAGTCCAAGGTGAATTACCGCCATCAATATATACTGTGTCGCCAACTAATCTAAATCCAACTGAATTCAAATCAGATTGAACTGAATCAGTATAATAATTCCATAAAGCACAATTAATAAGTGTATTACTACCATTTATAACATAAAACCCTTGATTAATCGCTTTATCAAAATTGATATTTTCATCATCTGTAGATGCAGATGTAACTCGTATAACAGCAAAAATGCGATTATGCTCAAACTTTACAGTTGGTGAGTATGTTGTTATAAGTTCCATATTATTAAGGTATGGGACAACATGATTAATCGCGTTTGTAATCTGTTTATCAATCATCTCGTCTGTAATTGCCAAATCAATTACAGGATAACCTAATCTAGTTTTTACTGTATCTAATATAAAACATTTATTCAACATCTGAACTATGTTCCTGTAAGAATGCAATTATTTCATCTTTCTTTAGCTTACAAGATTTACCTGTTACTTTTTTATACTCAGCTTTAAGCTGAGTATATGACATTTCAGTGTAGTCATGTGACACTGACTCTTGTACATCTTCAGCGACTGACCCTTGTGCATCGTCAACTGATACAGGATCTTCATGAAGATCTTCAGCGACTGAATCACATGTATCTACAGTGCATGTGTTGTCTTCATAATTATCTTGTTTGGTTTGTACTGGCTCATCTAATTCTGATTCAGCTGGCTTTTGTATATCTTCATATTTTTCAGATGCTTTACTGTGTAATTCATCTTTTGTTTTAATACCAAGAGCTTTTGTTAATGATACATAGTCATTATATTCTAAATTAAGCGTATTTGAACCTGGTTGAAGCATATAGTGCTTTCCGTTTGTAGCGTAAACTTTAGTAGGTACTTTTGAATTTAACTTTAACTTTAATTGAACTTTGCTCATGCTAAATTACTCCAAAACTAATAAAGCCTTTTTAGCCTACGATTAATGTATCGACTCTCTAGCCTAGATAAACGTTGTTCTAAATCTGCAAGCTGCTCATCTTCATCGTCAGGTTCAACAGGTGCTTCATAATGGTCTGTTTGGTTACCTTCCAAATTACCGGCAACAACATCTTTTAGTTGATCAATCTCACGATCTGCAATAATATCTTTTGCGTCGTCAATATCAGCGCGTAGCTCATGCTCA